GGTTGGTCTACAATACAAACAGTAATAGATAGAGGATATCAAAATCTTTACTATTCACCTAAGAGTGGAGAAGTAAGAGCTGATTCGTATTTTGACCAATATATGGATACATCAAAAATGGTACCTGGATTTACAATGTCATCAAGAACAAGACCTATGGTAGTAAGTAAATTTCAAGAATATTTAAGTGATAAAGGTGTTACCCTTCAAAGTAAAAGGTTATTAGAAGAAATGAGAACTTTTATATGGAGAAATGGAAAACCTGAAGCACAACAAGGGTACAATGATGATTTAGTTATGTCCTTTGGTATAGCAATGTACATGAGAGATACAGCATTTAAATTCAAACAACACGGGGTAGATTTAACTAAAAGCATGTTAAATAATATGGGTTCTAGTAATACTAAACATATAGGAGCTTATACCCCAACAACAAATAAAAACCCTTATAAAATAGATAATCCCTATTCTGGCGGAGAAGAGGACATTAGCTGGCTTTTATAATATTTATATAATATATACGTTATGGCAGATACAAGATTATTTTCAAGACTTAAAAGATTATTCTCAACAGATGTAATAATTCGTAACCAAGGCGGCAATCAGCTTAAGGTTATGGATATAAACAAAATCCAACAATCAGGGGAATATGAAAATAATTCATTGGTAGATAGGTTTAATAGGTTATATTCTACATCACCTACTTCACTATATGGTTATCAAAGTAACTTTAATTACCAAACATTAAGACCACAGCTATACTCAGAATACGACTCAATGGATACAGATGCTATTATAGCTTCTGCTTTAGATATTATAGCAGATGAATCTACACTTAAAAATGATATGGGTGAAGTATTATCTATACGCTCATCTGATGAAAATATCCAAAAAATACTATATAATTTATTTTATGATGTTTTGAACATAGAATTTAATCTATGGCCTTGGGTTAGAAATATGTGTAAATATGGAGATTTTTTCCTTAAACTAGAAATAGCAGAAAATTTTGGTGTTTATAATGTTATACCTTACAATGCATTTCATATTGAAAGATTAGAAGGACAAGACCCAGACAACCCATCTGATATTCAATATGCATTTAACCCAAATGGGGTTTCAGCAGGTGGTTATGGTTATTACAATGTTCCAAATGCTGGAGATATAAACCAAAATGCTATTATATTTGATAATTATGAAATGGCTCATTTCAGGCTATTAACAGATACAAATTTTCTTCCATATGGCAGATCATATATAGAACCAGCGCGTAAACTGTTTAAACAATACGTTCTAATGGAAGACGCAATGTTGATACATAGAATAGTAAGAGCACCTGAAAAGCGCATTTTTTATATGAACGTAGGTAATATCCCACCTGCTGAAGTAGAAAACTTTATGCAGAAGACTATTTCTAAAATGAAACGTACACCTTTTACAGACCCACAAACCGGAGAGTATAATCTTAAATACAACATGCAGAACATGTTAGAAGATTTTTACATACCAGTTAGAGGTAATGATACAGCAACTAAAATAGACACCACACCAGGATTACAGTATGATGGTATTGCTGATGTAGAGTATTTAAGAGATAAATTATTTGCAGCACTTAAAGTACCTAAAGCATTTATTGGATATGAAGGTGATGTTGAAGGTAAAGCTACACTAGCAGCACAAGACATCAGATTTGCTCGTACAATAGAAAGAATTCAAAGAATACTAGTATCTGAACTACAAAAGATAGCATTAGTACATTTATATACACAAGGATACAAAGATGAAAGTTTAACTAACTTTGAATTAGGTTTAACAACACCATCAATCATATACGATCAAGAAAGAGTAGCGTTAATGACAGAAAAAATGACATTAGCACAATCAATGTTAGATAGTAAAATCATTCCTACCGATTGGATATACGAAAACATATTCCACTTTAGCCAAGATGAATTTGATGAATATAGAGATTTAGTACAACAAGACCAAAAACGTAATTTTAGATTAAATCAAATAGAGGCAGAAGGTAATGATCCGTTAGAAACAGGTAAATCCTATGGTACACCACATGATTTAGCTTCATTGTATGGTTTAGGAAGAACACAATCCGACCCAGGTAACGTACCAGATGGATATGATGAAAAAAATCCACTAGGAAGACCAAAAGTAAAAAATACAGATAGAGGCACTCAAGATAACGCATTTGGTAAAGATCCACTAGGTAGAAAAGGTATGAAAAAAGATGATAATGAATCTAGTAGATTAAGACCATCATTTAAGGGCGGTTCTCCACTAGCAATGGAACAAAAAAACATGCTTAAAAAAGCCCCAGGTCCAAAAAGAACGGGCAAAAAAATTAGTTTTCGAAGAAGAAATAAACGGAAATGGGTTGCTAGATGAAAAACAGTTGAAAGAGTAAAAATTCTTTATATATTTATAAATAAACCAAATCGCGTAGAATGAACATTAAACATTCAAAGTATAAAAATACAGGTATTCTTTTTGAGCTTTTAGTTAGACAGATAACGGCTGATACCTTAGACGGTAAAGATTCACCTGCAAGCAAAATACTAAAAGAATATTTTGTTAAAACAGAATTAGGTAGAGAATACAAATTATATGAGACTTTATTTAAAAAAACTAGTATAACAGAAACTAAAGCAGATATTACAATTACAACTCTATTAGAAACATCTAAAAGTTTAAATAGGAGTGCTTTAAGAAGACAAAAATATAATTTAATTAGTGAAATCAAAAAACATTATGATGTAACTAAATTTTTCTCTCACAAATTACCTCACTACAAAGTACAAGCAGCATTTTACACTTTAATAGAAAGTTTTTCTCAAGAAACTCCTCAAAATGCTCAACAAGTTATAGACAACAAAATCACAATTTTAGAACACCTATCAGCTGCACCAGTATCAGAAGAAAAAGTAAAAGAGGATGTAATCAAAGAATTTCAAGAGTACGATAAGGATTTAAGAACCTTAACATACAGGGTTTTATTAAACAAATTCAATAACAAGTATGAAAATTTACTAGAAGGTCAAAAAGAAATTCTTAAAGAACTTATCACATCAATAGACAATACACCTAGATTAAGAGAATTTCATAATTTAAAAGTAAATGAAATTAAAGAATCCTTAAATGAATTAAGCACAACAATTACAGATAAAGTTACTAAGATTAAAGTTGAAGAAGTAATAAAAATATTACCAACATTAGATAAAACATCTAAAGTAAAAGATGATGACTTAACTAACCTGTTACAATATTATGATTTAATAAATGAATTAAAGAATGTATAAGTTTAAGCTTAAAGAAATAGAAATAGGTGATACAGCAATTAGGAGGGGTAAAAAATCTACTGTTTCTGCTATTGATGATAAAACGGGTAGAATCGAATGGGACATAGTAGACGCCGCTGACTTTTCATCAGTATACAAAGCACTATCAAAAGCAAACGATTTTTTAAGTACATTAGAAAGAGAAGGTAAAGCTAAAGATGATGTAGTAATAGATGGGTTTGCAAAAGATATAGCAAATTTATTTAATGCATTTAGAACACACGTTAGAAAAAATTACCCAAAAGAATATGAACGTGTATCAAGATTAAAAGAAGAAGAAATTGATGAAACTTCTCTATCAGACAAATTAATAGAACCTTTTGATAAAGCTATTAAAAGTGGTAAATTAGGTTTAGAAAAAAATAAAGAGCTACTTGACAAAATCACCCAACTTACAAAAAGTTTAAAAGAAGGTCACGGTTTAAGTCCAACAGATTTAGACTATTTAGAAGGTTTAGCTAATAGAACTGAAAATGTAATTCTAAAAAAAATAGTTAATAAGCTAAGAGGACAAGTAGAAGAAGGTGAAGGTATAGGATATTTAACACCAAATGCATTTGGTAAAAACAAGAAAAACGTTTACACTAGCCAATACGGATACAAATTAGTACCTAAAAAAATTAAAGGATCAGGTATAATAGTTAAACAACTATTTGAAAAGGATGAATTAAAAGAATATAGTAACTTTCAACAAAAAAGAATTAATGTGTTTGGAGAAATAGAAGATAGAATAAATAATATTCTTCCAATGTTATCAAACGCTAAAAATGAAACAGCAGAATACTATAATGAAAATCCTGGTTCATACGCAATAGTAGTCCCAACAGATTATATATTAGAAATATTAGACGAAGTAGAATTGAAATTAAAACAAGTACAAGACAAATGAAAACACTTACAGAACAGTATATATTAATTAAAGAAGACAAAGGTCATAAAGGTGTTTTCCTTAAGGAGGCAAAACGTCAATTTCCTAACCTTATCAAAAACAATGCTACATTTACAGAAGCATCAAAAATATTAAAACAGAAAAACATAATTTCAGAAAATTATATTGATCTTCAACCTATTAATAATCCTCTTGAAAGAAAAAAAGAAGGATATGAAACAGCATTTGAAAATTTCTTGGCTGAAGCGGAAGCAAAGGCAGAAGAGAAAAAGGTATCTAAAGAAGTTGAAGAAACTGAAGAGCATAACTATGATTATGAAGATAAAAAATCTCCTAATAACATGATTTTTGGCCAAATTCAAATGGGATACTATTGCGAGTATAAAGATCCTAAAAACGAAGGAAAAACAGATCAAGAATTACTAGAAATTGTTTATAAAAACTTAGCTAAAGATTCTATATATTATACTAAAAATGGTCAATTCGGAGAACAAGATTTAGGTTACACTGATGAGGCTCCAAGTTTAGGACCAACTGAAGAACCAAAAGGTGAATACAAATCATCAGGATATGGTAAAATAAAAGAAAATAAAGAACCTATTAATGAAATCGCAATAGCAGGTGGTATAGTAACAGGTGGAGGATTTACATCTATGAATTATATGGATTTTTATGGTCTAAATGAAGAAGATAAACTAACAGACAAAGATGTTGAAACAGCTGAAAAATATGCTGATGAAGTAGAAAGGGCAAAAGCTGCACTCTCAGAAGATGAAGCCCCAGCTGGACTAGATAGATTAATAGATGTAGCTGAGGAAATATTTGATGATGGTGCTGGAATGTCTTTAAGAAACTTAGGTGAATTATTAGATGATGTAAAGAAACATATGGCATCTAAATACGGAGAATAATATGAAACAAGTACTTATTGAAACACAACTATTTAAGCCTGTACCAGGCATGTTATCAGAAGGTAAAATGTCTGAAAGAGGTAATCCTATAGTAGAAGGTATACTAGCTACAGCTGAAGTAAAAAACGGCAACGGTAGATACTATTCTAAAGAATTGTGGGATAGAGAAATAGATAGGTACCAAGAATTAATTAAAGAAAACAGGGCAACAGGTGAACTAGATCACCCTGAATCTCAAGTAATTAATTTAAAAAACGTTTCACACAACATTAAAGATATGTGGTGGGATGGAGACAATGTAATGGGTAAAATAGAAATACTACCCACACCATCAGGAAACATACTTAAAGCACTAATCGAAAGTGGTATTACATGCGGTGTATCATCACGTGGAATGGGTTCATTAGAAGAAAGTGGTGGTGTAATGGAAGTACAAGATGACTTTGAATTACTATGTTGGGATTTTGTTTCAACACCATCCAACCCAGGTTCATACATGCAAACCATAAAAGAAGGTAAAGAAAACAACCTTAACCCATACACAAAAGCAAATAGCATAGTAACAGAAATACTATGTGCAAATGGAAACTGTCCTATATTTTAGCGACCTTAAAGAATCCTCATATACGTATAACAGTAAAATATGCTATCTCTATATAGCATTAGACAATAAACAATCTATTACGTTTCTAAATAAACGTACTTTCCAAATTAAAATTTAAGGAATAATGGCAAAGAGAGACATTCTCAAAGAAGCTATCGCTGACGCTAAAGCCGTCAAAGAAACCGCTATCGCAAATGCTAAAGCAGCACTAGAAGAAGCTTTCACTCCTCAACTAAAATCTATGCTAGCTGCAAAGTTAGAAGAAATGGAATTAGATGAAGAAAAAGAAGACATTGAAGAGATGACTAAAAAAGAAAAATCTGAAGGTGATGATCGTAAAGATGACAAAATCGAAAAAGAAACCGAAGAAATGAGGGAATCTGAAAACATCGATGAAGAAATCAATCTAGACGAAATATTAGCAGAAATCGAAAATGAGTTAAACGAGGAAGAAAACATCAACGAAGACGAGAAAACAAAAGCCGAAGAAGAAGGCTATCTCGACGGAGAAGAAGATGCTGATAAAGACATGGAAGACAAAGAAGATGAAGAAATCGACTTAGAAGACATGACTGACGATGACCTCAAATCATTCATTGAAGATGTAATTGCAGATATGGTTGGCTCTGGAGAGCTAGAAGCAGGTGATAATTTCGAAGAAGAAGACACTGAAGAAGAAGTAGGTGTTGAAGTTATAGATTCTGAAGAAGAAATAGAAATTGCAGAAGAAACAGAAGTTACAGAAGAAACAGAAGTTACAGAAGATGCTCCAGTAGCAGAAGTTACAGAAACTGAGATTAATAAAATCGAAGAATTAGAAAACCAGTTACAAGAAGCAAATTCCGCAATAGAAACTTTAAAATCAGATTTAAATGAAGTTAACTTGTTAAACGCTAAATTGTTATACACCAATAAAATCTTTAAAGCTAAAAGCTTAACTGAAAGCGAAAAAGTAAAAGTATTAGGTGCATTTGATAAAGCCGCAACAATAAAAGAAACAAAATTGGTATTCGAAACATTAAACGAAGGTTTAAAAGTTAAAAAATCACCAATTAGAGAATCTTTAGGTTCTGCCTCAAAAGCAACAGGTAACTTTAAATCCAAAAACCCAATTATTAAAACTGATCCTATGGTGGAAAGGTTCCAAAAATTGGCAGGTTTAAAATAAATTAAAAATAATAAAAAATAAATATAATGTCACAATTAAATTCACTTTTAGAAAGCTCTGCTTCCAACTGGAAGAACATGCAGAGTGATGCTGCTAAATTAGCAGGCAAGTGGGAAAAAACAGGACTATTAGAAGGGTTTGAAAACGAAACTCATAAGAACAATATGTCAATGATTCTTGAAAATCAAGCTAAGCAATTAGTTGTTGAACAATCATCTACTAACCAAGGCGGAATGGCTTTGAATGGTGGATCAGGTGCTCAATGGGCTGGTGTAGCTTTACCTTTGGTAAGAAAAGTATTCGGACAGATTGCATCTAAAGAATTCGTTTCAGTTCAGCCAATGAACTTACCTTCAGGTCTAGTATTTTTCCTAGATTTCCAATATGGACAAGACAAAATGAAAGATTTTGGTCCAGAAGGAAACGTATATTCAAGCCCAGCTTCTATGTACGGTAACACAAATCCAGGTGCTGGTGTAGATCCATCAGGCGGTCTTTACGGTGCTGGTAGATTTGGATATTCAATCAACCAATTCTCAGCTTCTTTAGCAGTTACTGCTTCAGGTTCAGCTACTTGGCCACAAGTTGATTATGATGCAGATTTATCTGCTTCTATCGCTGCTGGAAATGAATATTCATTTGTTACTGTAGCTCATACAGCTGATATGGATATTAGAGGTATTAGAGCATTCGTAGCTACTGGAGATCATGCTACTGAAGCTAATTCAGTACCACAATACACTGAATTATCAAATGCTGCTGGTTTACCAACAGTAAATGGTACTCATATTACATTTTTACATAAAGCAAATACTGCAGCCTTTACAGGTAATGCAATTGTTGTAAACTATAACAAACAGCCAAAAGCTGATTCAAGAGGTGATTTCGAAGATGCTGAAAATGCAGGTAGACCAAATGCTGAATCTACTGCTGCTGATGCATTAGCAATCCCATCTATTGATGTAAAAATGAAATCTGAAGCAATTGTTGCTAAAACTAGAAAGTTAAAAGCACAATGGACTCCAGAATTTGCTCAAGATTTAAATGCTTACCAAGCACTAGATGCTGAAGCAGAATTAACATCTATCATGAGTGAATACATTTCATTAGAAATTGATATGGAAATTCTTGATATGTTAATCCAAGACGCATCAGCTGCTGATGAATACTGGAATGCACAAAACAACCAGTCATTAAACGCTGCTAAATCAGGATATGATAACTTAAATTTCTTTAATACTCAAGGACAATGGTTCCAAACATTAGGAACTAAAATGCAAAAAGTATCAAACAAAATTCACCAGAAAACTCTTAGAGGTGGTGCTAATTTCTGTGTGATATCTCCTTCAGTTGCTACAGTAATTGAATCAATCCCAGGATTTGCTTCAAACGCTGATGGTGATGCTACAAAAGGAAAATTTGCATTCGGTATCCAGAAAATGGGACAAATGAACAGCAGATATGATGTTTATAAAAACCCATACATGACCGAAGGTACAATCCTTATGGGATATAGAGGTAACCAGTTCCTAGAAACAGGTGCTGTATTTGCTCCTTACATTCCATTGATCATGACTCCATTAGTATACGATCCAGACACTTTCACACCAAGAAAAGGTCTATTAACGAGATATGCTAAGAAGATGATCAGACCAGAATTTTACGGAAGAGTATTTGTTAGCGGATTAGCTTCTGTATAATAAAATACAAACATAAATTCTAAAAATTAGA